TCGGTTTCTACCAGGGTAAGTAATTAGCCCTAGCTAAATAAGCTGACAAGCCCCAAGCGTGTAGGTTCGCTTGGGGCTTGTCTTTTGCTAGGATTAGGCCATGCCTACTACTAAAAAAGAGAAACTAAACGGAGCTGTCAGCCTTTGGTCAAACAGCTATAACGCCCCAACCGGATACGGCCAGCAAGCCACACACTTGCTAGACAATCTCAAAAGGTCTGGCCTAGATGTGCAGATGTTGTCTAACTACGGACTCGAAGGTGTACCGACAACCATCCAAACACCTTTTGGCAAAGTCCCACACTTCCCTCGAGGCATTGACCTTTACAGCAACGATGCTGCACCGATAGATCACGCGAACCTCATTGCCAAAGACCCTGACAAGCCAAACCTGTTTATCAGCCTTTACGATGTTTGGGTTATGCAATCAAAGGGATACGACAAGTTCCCTATCGCCTCATGGGTGCCACTAGATCATGTCACTATGCCACCAAAGGTTGAGCAGTGGCTTCGCAAGCCCAATGTCACACCTATTGCAATGGCACCTCATGGTGTTAGACAGATGACTGCCAAAGGCATTGAGTGTGAGTATGTGCCTCACGCTATTGACACTAAGGTTTATAAGCCAACCTTTGAGATTGGCAAACACGCTATCAACGATTACCTCGGCATCAAAGAGGATGACTTCCTCATTGGAGTTGTTGCAGCTAACAAGGCATCGGGTCTAATTCACCGAAAAGCTTTTGGCGAATTGCTGATGGCCTTTAGCATCTTCTCTAAGCAGCAACCAGATGCCTTGCTCTATCTCCACACCGACCCTTATGGAATGGCAGGTGGCTGGAACCTTATTCAAGTTCTCCAATCACTGGGTATTCCAAAAGACAAAGTGCTACTGCCTAACCCACAGGACTATCGCTTTGGCATGGCTAAGAAAGACCTTGCAGCCATCTATACCAGGATGGATGTGCTACTTGCCCCGAGCTATGGTGAGGGCTTTGGAGTGCCGACACTAGAGGCTCAGGCTTGTGGCACAAGGGTCATCGGATCTAACTGGGCAGCAACCCCTGACCTAATCAGCGAGGACTCATGGCTTACCGATGGACAGCCAAGCTGGGATGCAGGTCAAGATGCCTGGTGGCAGACACCGAACATTCCTAGCCTTGTCAACGCACTCAAGGAGTCTTACTACGCCAAGCGAGGCCCATCACAGGTTGCTATTGACTTTGCTAAAGACTTTGACATCGAAACAGTTTGGGATAAGCACTGGGTTCCGGTGCTAAAGAAACTACTCAAGTGATTGCTTGGATAAGCCACCATCTGCCTGAGTATTGGCAGGGAAAGCTTGTTGGCGGTGCAGAGATGACCGATGCAACTTTGCTCGATGACGCACCTGTTGAGGTCAAGACATTCTTGCCTTACCAATGGCGTGAGGCTTTGGAGTTTGACCAGATAGTCATTACCGGCACAGACCTGCTAGATGAAGAAGCAATGACCGAGCTGGCAAGGAAAGAACCAGTTGTGGCAGTCCATCACTTGCAAACCAGAAGTCAGGAAAGAGCCAACCTATTCAACTCAGCCAAACTGCTTATGTGCCGGACACCTAAACACCTAGAGCTAGAGCTGTCTTGGACTAACCCAAAGGCAAGCGACTGGGTTGTTTCTCCATTAGATCCGACTGAGTTCACAGCCAAACCCAAAGAGGACTTTGCACTTTGGGCTGCAAGGTGGCACCAGCAAAAGGGTCCAGAGCAAGCAATCGAGTGGGCACAGCAAAACAACCTAAAGCTGATCATGATGCACGACAAGACAAGGGCAGAAGTCCTAGAGGCTATGAGCCGAGCCAAGCACTTTGTCTTTTTGCCACAAGGCTTTGATGCCGAGCCACGAGCAGTTGTTGAGGCAGTCTTGTCGGGTTGCCAGGTACACACAAACGACCTAGCCGGCATAAGCTCAATACCTGATTGGCAGAACCCAGATATGTTGCGAGAGCTTGTCATCGGGGCTAAGGCAAAGTTTTGGGATAGAGTTTTAGCATGATTGCAGTCCTAATACCAACACTCAACAGACCACACAGAGTTGCTGAGATAGTAGCCAACCTGAAAGACACAGCACCAGAGGCAGTGCCTTACTTCATCATCGAGGAACATGACACCGCTACCGCTGAGGCTATCGAAGCCATAGGCAGTAATAAAGTCGTAAACAAAAGAGCTGCATCTTATGCAGGGGCAATCAACACAGCAATAAAAGAAACCAAAGAGCCTTACATCCTGATGGCAGCAGATGACTTGCTATTCAAGCAGGGCTGGGCAGAACCGATACTAAAGCTGGCTAAGGACTTTGGCTTTGTCGGCACTAACGATCTACACAACCCTGATGTGCTTAGAGGCACCCACGCGACTCACTACCTAATCACTAGAGATTATGCCGAGCTGGGTTCAATAGATGATCCTGATGCAGTGCTGTACGAGGGCTACATTCACAACTACACAGACACCGAGGCTGTTGCTACAGCAAAGTTCAGAGGCCAGTGGACACCTTGCCTAGAGTCAGTGATTGAACACTTACATTGGGTCTGGGGATTAGCTACACAAGACGCTACCTACCAAAAGGGCACAACTACTGTTAGCCAGGATGAGCAAACTTTCAACAGTCGAGCACACCTTTGGACCCACTCTCAAGCCTAAAAAGCATACGGCTTCAGCGGATAGACTAGGACAATTATGGCAATTACTAACGGCTACGCCACCTTAGCTCAGGTCAAAGCAGCACTCAGAATCACAGACAGCGTTGATGACCCCCTATTGGAGATGGCTATTGAGTCAGGCTCTAGGGCTATTGACGGATACGCCAACCGCAACTTCTACTCATCCGGCTCGGCAGTTAGAGTCTTTACACCTAGCGACAGCTTTGTCACAGAGATTGACGATCTAATTAGCCTGACAACTCTAAAGACAATGACCGATGATGACAGCACCTTTGACACTACTTGGACTGCAACCGACTACCAGCTTGAGCCACTAAACGGCAGAGCTGATGGACTTATCTCACCTTTCACAAGCATCAGAGCTGTTGGAGATTACCTATTCAGCCAGTTTGAGCAAGAGGCAACTGTGCAGGTCACAGGTGTTTGGGGTTGGTCAGCAGTCCCAATCTCAGTCACTCAGGCAACAGTCATCCAGGCATCGAGGATCTACAAGCGACTAGACAGCCCACTCGGTGTTGCAGGTATCTCGGACATTGGAATCATGCGAGTCAGCAACAGGCTTGACCCAGATGTTGCCCAGCTTGTTGACCCACTACGCAGAATCAGGTTTGCATAGTGGCAAGCATTACCGACCTACGGACCGCTATTGCCACTAACCTTGGCACCATCGTAGGGCTCAGAACCAGCCCTGAGATGCCGGACAACCCAAACCCACCTATTGCCCTAGTTAGACCTGTGACAGTTGAATACAACCAGGCGATGGCTAAGGGTCTAACCAAATACAGCTTTGTCGTTGTTGTTATCGTTGGCCGAGCCGATGAGAGAACAGCACAGCGATCACTTGACAACTACTGCTCATCCACAGGGGCATCAAGTATCAAGAACGCAGTAGAATCAGATAAGACACTTGGTGGCAATGCCTACGATTGCCGAGTGACTGAAATGAGAAACTACACCCCCATCCAGCTAAACGAAGGCACATACCTAGCAGCGGAGTTCGCTGTTGATGTGTTTGCCGACTAGGAGAAAAACAAACAATGCCAAAGTTCATCGCCACAAACTACAATGTCACAATCAACGGCACAGACTTTAGTTCCTCACTTGCATCGGTTGAATTGCCGATTGAAGTAGAAACTCAGGACACTACCGCTTTTGGTGCAACATTCCGTACAGCAATCGCAGGATTGCAGACCGGCTCAATCACCCTAGAGTTCCACCAGGACTTTGGAGCAGGAGCCATTGACACAATTCTTTACCCACTACTAGGCACAAACGCCACAGTGACAGTAAGACCAGCAGGAACCGCTACAAGTGCTACCAACCCTGCCTTTACTGGTACTTACCTTGTGACCCAGTATTCCCCATTCAACTCAACCATTGGTGACCTCGCCACACTATCTGTGACATGGCCTCTAAATGGTGCATTGACAAGGGCAACAGCCTAAGACCATGCAAATCCCATTCATAGTTGAGTTTGTGGATGGTAATAAAGAAAAGGTTGTCACTGGCACCCCAGACTTTATTGCCTTCGAAGAGAAGTACAACTTGGCCATCACGACTATCCAGTCGGACCCTCGCCTAACCTACCTGAGCTTCATTGTTTGGAACTCGCTCCGCAGAGCTAAAAGGACAGACAAGTCCTTTGAGGACTTTGTGGAAACTCTGGACACAATCTCAGGCGATGATGCAGACCCAAAAGTCTAAAGATCAAGGGGCTAGGAGCTACTAGCCAGCACTACCTGATCGCTTACTTGGCCTGTGAAACAGGGATTGCACCCTCGGCTCTACTACAAGAGTCCGAGCGTATGCTCTTTACGATGCAGATGTATCTAAAGGGCAAAGCAGAACAGATGAGGCAATAATGATAAAGAGTATGTCAGTCGAGGTCTACGGCATTAGGGAAACCCTTGCCGAGATCCGCGATGTAGATAAAGACCTATTCTTTGAGATTCGTGCCTTTATGAAGCGTGGCGGTGACACCCTTGGTCGCAGGATTCAGGGGAACATTCCGCTTATGGCACCTATTCGAGGCTTTAGGCACAATGGCCGAACAGCCTGGCGTGGGGCTACAACCAAGACTGTTGTAAGTGGTCGTAATGCTAGAGCTGGCATGGATGGTGCAACACCCCTTCTCCAGGTGATTGTAAACGGAGCAGCAGTCAGCATCGCTGACATGGCAGGTCGCGGTGGGGGTAAGACACGCTTGCAGACCACAAGAACCTACGAGTGGAAAGGCACTACTCGTAGGCACACTGTCACTACTCAGGGTCAAGAGATGATCAAGGCTTTAGGCATGAGCCCATCTCGATACATCTACCCAGAGGCCGAGCAGTCGGTCCCATTCATTCAGGGCTATGTGTTGCAGGGTGTTGAGCAATACACCAACAAGCTCAATAGAAACATTGAAGTGATTGGGAACCGATAATGGCCGGCATAAAAATCAACATCCTAAGCAACTTCAATGCTCAAGGATTCAGCAAGCTACAGAGAGAACTCAAGCGACTTGACACTCCTATCGAGAAGCTTGGGGCAGTCACTAGATCTCTAGCCCCTGCTGCACAGATTGGCCTTGTGGCTTTGACAGCCCTTGGCACCGCAGCAGTTAGAGCTGCCGAGGATGCTCAGGTTGCTGACCGCAGACTTGCCAGCGTTGCAGACTCCATGGGTTTGTTTGGAACTCAGACTGGTGCAGTGACTAAGCGACTACGCGACTTTGCAGACGCAACAATGAAGCAGACCGCGATTGACGATGAGGTCATCAAGGCAACACAGGCCAAACTACTTACCTTCAAGAACCTAGCTACAACTGCCGATGTTATGGGTGGGGCTATGGACCGAGCTACCCTAGCTGCTATTGACTTGGCA